AACGCCTTAGACAAAGGTGGTGAAAATTTTAGAAAACTTTACAATGACTCAGATGTTACGAAAAGAAACGCCAATGGACAGACTCGTTCAGGACTCTATTCTTTGTTCATACCTATGGAATGGAACTACGAAGGATACATTGACTCTTATGGCTTACCTGTATTCGATAAGCCGACCGGTACGGTATTAGGACCACAAGGTGAGAAAATTAAAACAGGTGTTATAGATTATTGGAACAACGAAGTTGAGGGACTTAGAGACGACCAAGATGGTTTAAATGAATTTTACAGACAATTTCCACGTACAACTAAACACGCGTTTAGAGATGAAGCAAAACAGTCGCTTTTTAATCTAACAAAAATATACGAGCAAATTGACTACAACGAAGATTTAAGAAATACAAGCACAGTGACCCAAGGCAATTTTTATTGGGAAGGAGGTATTAAAGATTCTAAAGTTATATTTGCCCCGACTAAAGAAGGAAGATTTTTTATATCTTGGATACCTGATTTAGCATTACAAAATAATGTACTATTTAAAAATGGATTAAGATGGCCAGGCAACGAACACATTGGTGCATTTGGTTGTGATAGTTATGATATATCAGGAACAGTTGATGGCAAAGGTTCTAAAGGAGCCTTGCACGGCTTGACTAAATTTAGTATGGAAAACGCTCCTATTAATACATTTTTCTTAGAGTACATATCTAGACCTCAAACGGCTGATATATTTTTTGAAGATGTACTTATGGCTTGTGTGTTTTACGGAATGCCAATACTTGCTGAAAACAATAAGCCTAGATTATTGTACCATTTTAAAAGAAGAGGCTATAGAGGTTACAGCATGAATAGACCAGACAAACTTAAACTGTCTGTTACTGAAAGAGAAATTGGTGGTATGCCAAATTCAAGTGAAGATATAAAGCAGGCACATGCAGCGGCTATTGAGGCTTACATAGAAGATCATGTGGGCTTGACAGAAAATGGATATGGTACAATTTATTTTCAAAGAACTCTAGAAGACTGGGCAAAGTTTAATATAAATAATAGAACCAAGCATGATGCTTCTATAAGTTCAGGATTAGCTATAATGGCTTGTAACAAAAATAAATATAGACCATCTCCTAAAAGAGAATTAAGATCAACTCCATTAGGAATAAAAAAATATAACAATAAAGGAGCAAGCTCAAAAATAATATAAATGATATCAACCAATTATAACAGTTCATTTCCAGACCAGGTGGTACCTGACGAGGAAAAGCAAACATTAGAATACGGTGTCAAGGTAGGGCAGGCTATTGAATTCGAATGGTTTCGTAATAATAGAAGCGGAGGAGATAGATTTTTATCTAACTACCAAAACTATCATAGACTCAAGCTTTATGCTAGAGGAGAACAATCTATACAAAAGTATAAGGATGAGTTAGCTATTAATGGTGATTTGTCTTACTTAAACTTAGATTGGAAACCGGTGCCTGTAATATCTAAATTTGTAGATATTGTTGTTAACGGTATGTCGCAAAGATCTTATGAGATTAAAGCTTTTGCGCAAGACCCTGAATCTTTAAAGAAAAGAACTAATTACGCAGAAAGAATAATGCGTGATATGGTTGCAAAAGAATTTTTAGACAATGTACAAAGCACATTAGGTGTTAATATGTATTCTACTGATCCTGAAAAATTACCTAAAGACGTCAATGAGCTATCTCTTAAGATGCAATTAGATTTTAAGGAATCCGTTGAAATAGCAGAGGAGCAAGCTATAAATACAATACTAGATAAAAGCAAATACGACGAAGCTAGGAAAAGAGTTATATACGATTTAGTTGTTTTAGGTATTGGTTGTACAAAAACAAGTTTTAATTTAACAGAAGGTATAAAAACAGAATATGTGGATCCGGCTAGTTTAGTTTATTCATATACTGAAGATCCTAATTTTGAAGATCTATATTACGTAGGTGAAGTTAAAACAGTTTCTTTGCCTGAGTTGAAAAAACAATTCCCAAGCCTAACACCAGAAGATTTAAAGCAGATAAATAAGGTTGGCAGTTCTGGTAATTATTTAAGGGGCTACAATGGTGGTCAAGGAGATGATGACCAGGTTAACGTATTATTTTTTGAATATAAAACGTACAGTGATCAGATATTTAAAATAAAGCAAACAGATCAAGGTCTTGAAAAAGCTTTAGAAAAGCCAGACACGTTTAATCCTCCCAAGAATGATAACTTTGAAAGAGTAGGTAGGAGTATAGAGGTTTTATACAGCGGAGCTAAAATACTTGGGCAGAATATGATGCTAAAGTGGGAAATGTCAGAAAACATGACCAGACCTACTGCAGATACTACTAAAGTCAAAATGAACTATTCTATTTGTGCACCTAGAATGTACAAAGGAAAAGTGCAATCATTAGTAAGCAGAGTTACTGGGTTTGCTGATATGATTCAGCTAACTCATTTAAAAATACAGCAAGTATTATCAAGAATGGTTCCTGACGGGGTTTACCTTGATGTTGATGGTTTATCAGAAGTTGATTTAGGAAATGGTACAAACTATAATCCTCAAGAAGCTCTTAATATGTATTTCCAAACAGGTAGTATTATAGGTAGATCACTTACGCAAGATGGTGATCCAAATAGAGGCAAAGTTCCTATTCAAGAATTGCAATCATCTAATGGACAAGCTAAACTGAGTGCTTTGATAAGCACGTATCAGTATTACCTGCAAATGATTCGAGATGTTACCGGGTTAAACGAAGCAAGAGATGGAAGTACGCCCGATAAGAATGCTTTAGTAGGTTTACAAAAAATAGCAGCTGCAAATTCAAACACAGCTACAAGACACATACTGCAAGCTCAACTGTATTTAACATTATCTACTTGCGAAAACATTGCACTACGATTAGCAGATGCATTAGCATATCCACTAACAGCGCAATCATTAAAACAATCTATAAGTACGTATAACGTAGGAACCTTAGAGGAATTGTCTACCTTACAGTTACATGACTTTGGTATATTTTTAGAGTTAGAGCCAGATGAGGAGGAGAGAGCTAAAATGGAAAACAATATACAAACAGCATTGTCCGCAGGGTTAATTGGATTGGATGACGCTATAGACATTAGAAACATAGCAAACATTAAGACGGCTAATGAATTTTTAAAAGTACGTCAACAACAAAAAGCCAAAAGAGAACAAGAAGCTCAACAGGCAAATATACAAGCGCAAGCGCAGGCAAACTCTCAGTTAGCACAACAAACCGCTCTAGCTGAAACACAAAAACAACAAGTTTTAACAGAACAAAAAATACAGTTAGAACAAGCTAAGATGCAATTTGATGTTCAAAAGCTACAACAAGAAGCTGCTATAAAGAAGCAATTAATGCAAACGGAGTTTGATTTTAATATGCAACTTGCTATGGCAAATTCCCAGAGCCAAATAAGTAAAGAGAACAACAAAGAAGATCGTAAAGACGACCGAGCTAAAATAGTAGCTTCACAACAGAGTGAGCTAATTAATCAAAGACAAAACAACTCACCTCCAAAAAACTTTGAGTCCTCAGGAATGGATGTATTAGGAGGATTTGGGTTAGAACAATTTGACCCTAAGTAAAGTAAATTTTTAACTATTTAATTATATTATATCATGTCAGAAACAGTAAAACAAGAAGGAGATTTTAAAATCAAAAAGAAAACTCCTAGAAAATTTTCAAATGAGCCGAGTGCTCCAGCAAAAATTGATTTAAGCCAACCAAAAGAAGCAGATGTTACTAAAGTGGTAATTGATCAGCCGATTGAGGAAACTTCAGAGCCTGCAGCAGCAGTACAAGAAGTGATAGAGGAAATTCCACAAGAAACCGCACCAGCACAACTTGAAAACACTGTGCTTCAGGAAATAACAGAAGAAGAAGTTCAGCAAGAAACTAAAAAAGTAGAAGCTGAAATAAAAGAAGCAGTAAGAGACGAAAGAGTGTCAGGGAAACCTTTGCCAGAAAACGTTGAAAAACTAGTTTTGTTTATGGAAGAAACCGGAGGAACCGTGCAGGATTATGTACGGCTAAATGCGGATTACACTACTATAAACGATACTGCTTTACTAAAAGAATATTATTCAAAAACAAAACCTTATTTAGAAGGTGATGATGTGAATATTTTATTAGAAGACTTTTCATATGATGAAGAGTTAGACGATGAAAAAGATATACGCAAAAGAAAAATTGCGTTTAAGGAAGAGGTTGGAAAAGCCAAACACTATTTGGAAGGACTTAAGAGTAAATATTACGACGAGATCAAGTTGAGACCGGGCGTTACTCAAGAACAACAAAAAGCTGTTGATTTTTTCAATCGATACAAAGAAGAAGAGCAAGTAAATGCACAGTCAAGAGATGCCTTTGTTCATGGTACCAATGATTACTTTTCTAATGATTTTAAAGGTTTTAATTTCAACGTAGGAGAAAAGAAGTTTAGGTATTCTGTAAAAGACACCGACAATGTAAAAGCAAGTCAATCTGACCTAAAGTCTGTAGTTGGAAAGTTTCTAAACGAAAAAGGACAAGTTCAAAATTACGCTGATTATCATAAAGCCATTTATGCCGCGCGAAATGCCGACACTTTAGCTCAGCACTTTTACGAACAAGGAAAAGCTGATGCTGTTAGAGACATAACAGCTAAGTCAAATAACATTCAAACAGATGTTAGACAATCAGCCCCTGGTAGCGTATTTGTAAATGGACTAAAAGTAAAATCAATTAGTGGAGCAGACTCTTCAAAACTAAAAATTAAAAAACGAAACTTTAAAAATTAAAAATTATGGCTTTAGCACCACAATTCGGCTCAATTAAACCGAGTCAAAAACAACAAGCTTTAGATAGTAATTATCTAAACTTTACAGACGGAACCACTACGGCTTTCGCGGAACAATACTTACCAGAAGTATACGAGCAAGAAATAGAGAGATACGGTAATCGTACTTTATCTGGATTTTTACGTATGGTAGGAGCAGAAATGCCTATGACTTCTGATCAAGTAATTTGGTCTGAACAAAATAGATTACACGTATCTTATACTGGCGTTACTAACACAGTTATAGGAAATGTTAGTACTATTACAATTCCTTTAAATTTAACACCTGCTGATCCTAAGGATTATGTAGCAAATGTTATTTCTAAAAATCAAACTATTGTAATAATTGACCCTGCTACTAACGCTGAATTAAAAGCATTGGTATTAGCTTCTGACATTACAACTGGAGATCTTGAAGTAGCACCTTATACTGCTGCTGATACAAGTGGACTAGGAGCTACAGGGCTTAAGATATTTGTTTATGGTTCTGAATATGCAAAAGGTTCTACCTTAGCAGCTGACGATTACCAAAGCATTACTCCATCTTTTACGCAATTCTCTAACTCCCCAATCATTATCCGAAACAAATACGTTGTATCTGGATCTGATACTGCACAAATTGGATGGGTAGAAGTTGCAACTGAAGACGGAACATCTGGATACTTATGGTATTTAAAAGCTGAATCTGAAACTCGTTTACGTTTTGAAGATTACTTAGAAATGTCAATGGTAGAAGGTGAGCTTGCTGCTGCAGGATCTAAAGCATTAGCTAGTGGTAAAAAAGGAACACAAGGTTTCTTTGCTGCTATTAATGACAGAGGAAATGTAAACAGTGGTTTTGATGCTACAACTGGATTAGGACAATTTGATGAAATCTTACAAAACCTAGACACGCAAGGTGCAATTGAAGAGAACATGTTATTCTTAAACAGAATTTCTAATTTGGCTTTTGACGATATGCTTTCTGGTGTTGGTTCTCCAACAGGCGCTGGAGCTGTTTATGGTGGTGGTAGTTCTTTTGGGGTATTTGAAAACTCTGAAGAAATGGCACTTAACTTAGGTTTCTCAGGTTTCCGTAGAGGATCTTACGATTTCTATAAGACTGACTGGAAATACTTAAATGATGCTTCAACAAGAGGTGCAGCTGATCCATTGACTAGCTCACAAGTTGGAGATATCCAAGGTGTATTAGTTCCTGCTGGAACATCTACTGTATACGATCAAGTATTAGGTACAAACATCAGACGTCCATTCTTACACGTACGATACAGAGCTTCACAAGCTGATGATAGACGTATGAAGAATTGGGTGACTGGATCTGTTGGTGCAGCTACTTCTGATCTTGATGCAATGGAGGTACACTTCCTTTCTGAAAGATGTCTTTGTGTACAAGGAGCAAACAATTTTGTATTGTTCACTGTCTAGACAAGAGTAAATTACTGTAATCTTTACCCTCGTTGTACTGACGGGGGTAATTATTACTCTTATAAACTATTAAATTATATTATATTATGGCTAAAAAAGCTGAAGCAAAAAAAGTTGAGGTTGCACCTCAGCCGACTGTTGCAAAATCTGCACCAGTTCAACCCACAAAACCAACGTGGGAAATTAAAGATAGAAATTATTATCTATTGCATGATAAATCTCCATTAACATATACAATCCAATCTAGGCATTCAAGAAGATTTCCTTTATTGTGGTTTGATGATGTTAAAATGGAACAAAGAGAATTAAGATATGCAACTAATCAAAACTCGCCGTTTAGAGATGAACAAAAAGGCGATGCAACATTAGGGCACATCATATTTAAAAATGGGACTTTATTTGTTCCTAAGGAAAGTCAATCCTTACAAAAGATTTTGTCATTATATCATCCAGGCGTAGGTAAAAAATATGCAGAGTTTGATCACGTAGCAGATGCTATTGATGAGTTAGACTTTTTAGACTACCAGATTGATGCTTTAAATGCAGCAAGAGAGATGGATGTTGATATGGGCGAAGCAATAATGCGAACAGAGCTTGGATCTAAGGTCACTTCAATGACTTCTAAGGAGCTTAAAAGAGATTTGCTATTATTTGCTAAACGAAACCCTGGGCTGTTCTTAGAATTAGCTAATGATGATAATGTTCAGTTGAGAAATTTAGCTATTGTAGCAAGGGAACAAGGTGTAATTGCCTTATCCTCAGATCAACGAACGTTTACTTGGGCAACAAATGGAGCTAAACTAATGACTGTTCCTTTTGACGAAAACCCTTACTCAGCAATGGCTGCTTACTTCAAAACCGACGAAGGTGTTGATGTATTTAAGTCAATAGAGAAAAAGCTGAAATAAACATGTAATACTATATAGTAGCTGGGCCGCTTTAAAGGTGGCCTAACTGCTATAATTAATAAAATATTAAAATGGCTATAAACGTAAATACAGTGTATCAAACCGTTTTATCTATACTGAACAAAGAGCAGAGAGGTTATTTAACCCCTGACGAGTATAATAAGATAGGAGCTCAAGCTCAGTTAGAGATATTTGAGGGTTATTTTCCTAACGGAGATCAATTCAATAGAAAGAATCAAAACAATTCTCAAAATGACACTGAATGGTTTAACAGTTACGATAATGTAGTCACAAATTTAGAACCATTTATATACAGAGATGCTACCTGGCAGAACTCCTACATAAACTCACCTTACTGGATGTTTACTTCTGCAACTGCAACTGCTTTAGACGGTAGAGTAGTTAAGCAAGTAGGAAATGTTGAGGTTAAATATAACACAGATAGTAGTAATAACTCTTCTAATGGTTTAATTCAAACTTCAATTTGTGAAAGAATTTCTAAAAAAGAATATAATTTAATAACAAGGTCTAGATTAACTGCGCCGTCTGTTAATGACCCTGTATATTACGTTAATAATTTTAACTTATCAACCCCTAATTTAAGGATATATCCTAATCCAACACCTCCATTAACAGGTGTTGCATATGATTTGGTTACTTCTGAATTAATAGTGCAACCATGTAATCCTCAATGGAATTACACTATAGATCCTACTGTTGGGGCATATATATATGACGATGTTAACAGTATCAATTTTGAATTAAATCCTTCAGAGCAAACTGATTTAATATTAAGAATACTATTGTATGCAGGAGTGGTAATAAGAGACCCTCAAATAATACAAGCAGCTGCTACGGAAATTCAAAAAGAGGAAATACAAGAAAAATCATAATAAATGGGCTTAATAACAGAAAATAATTCTCAATATTACGCAGGTTCTCAGCATGTGGTTGGCGATGGCGTATCAACTATTGGTAGCGCAAATTTTACATTTGACACACCTTTAAGCTTGGGTTCAAGTGGTGCATGGCTGAATACGGATCCTTATTACCCATTAAATAACTTTAAAATATATGTTAGTACAGACGGAGGCACGACGTTCGTTGAATGGCTAACTGAATATGAGTTAAAAACATCTTCAACTTCAGAAGGAAATATAACATCTGTTGTTACGTTCATAGGCACATTGCCTTCGGCAACCAGTATAGTAGTGGTGCAATTAAAATCACTAACTGGTGGTCAATATGGAAATAGAGATGCTTTTGGTGATACTGTAGAAGAGAACTACGGTAGCTATTCATACCTTACTTTAAACGAAGCTGTTGAAAATTACATGGTGGGTTTTGTGGGCGATGGAAAAATAATACAAACCGCTAAGAAGTATGATATAAATTTTCATGCTAAAAGAGGACTTCAAGAATTTAGCTATGACTTATTAAAAAGTATAAAATCTCAAGAGCTAACAATCCCAAACAATTTATCAATACCTATACCTCAAGACTATGTGAACTACGTAAAGTTCTCATGGGTAGATGGGCTAGGTGTAAAACACATTATATATCCAACCACATTAACGAGCAATCCCGATACCATACCTCAACAAGATGTTTATGGTACACCTATACAAGACGCTTTTGGTAATAACTTGCAAACAACTTCTATCACCGAACAAAGATGGGATAGCAATGATACCAGAAGAATAACAGGTGGATATGACCAAAATTTTGTAGATGCGGATGTGGATCAACATGATTTTAATAGAATAGGCGTAGGCCAACGGTATGGCTCAAATCCTCTTACTAGTCAAACGAATGGTTGGTTTACTATAAACGAAAGAACAAATCAGATTGCGTTTTCTAGCAACTTGATTAATAAGGTTATAATATTTGAATACGTTTCAGATGGATTAGCTTATGACGCTGATTCTAGAGTTCCTAAAATGGCTGAAGATGCTTTGTATGCTTATATAAGCCATGCTATTGTTGCTACTAGAGCTAATCAACCAGAATATTTGGTTCAAAGATTAAAGAAAGAGAAAAGCGCTAAAATGCGTAATGCAAAAATAAGGTTATCTAATATTAAGCTAGAAGAGATTACTCAGGTTATGAGAGGCAAATCTAAATGGATTAAACACTAAAATTAAATGGCAGAAGCTAAAAATACTTTTCTTAAGTCTAAAATGAATAAAGACCTAGATGATAGATTACTACCATCTGGAGAATATAGAAATGCTAGGAATGTAGCTGTAAGTAAATCCGAAGGACAAGATGTAGGGGCTTTAGAAAACGTTTTAGGTAATACTAAGATAGCTAAGATACTACCGGATTTTGAGTTAGAGGTAATAAGCAGTGTACAAGGGGGAATAGGCAATGAAATAGTTATTAGTGATTTTTTATCAGCTGCAACTATAAGCGGTAATGACCAAAGGATACATGTTAATTATGAGGTGCTCAATCAGTCTGGAGTTGTTATAGGTACTGTTACAGGTTATTCAAACAGCATTCAAGGCGTTACAGTATCAACAATATTACCTTCACTTCCATTCCCTCCTGGGACTAAAATTCAAATAAGACCTAATTTAAAAATAATAGGTACTTTGCCTATAGTTTCTACAGATAAAATATATTTATTTGCAACCAACTACACGGACAATTCCGCTAGTGGATTAGCTAACTTTAGCTCAGATACCGGCTTAAGTCTAGGGAAGACTTACCCAGGCAATAGCGCAATATTAGAGTATAACTTAAATACTCCTAGCCAAGCGCCTATGGTTCTAGTTGAAGGATCATGGTTAAACTTTTCTAAAACTTTTCCCATAATAAATTCTAATTTATTAGAAACATTACTTTTTTGGACAGATGATAGGAATCAACCTAGAAAAATAAATGTAAATACAGCTTTAAACGCTTCTTTTACAAGCGAGCAACAATATGCAGACGGAAATTGGGGATACTACAAGAACGAAGATCATGTTAGTGTAGCTAAATACGCTCCTATAACTCCGATACAATTGTGGAAATTATATGAAAATGGTGGAAGCCCTACATATGAAACAACAATGAAAGATGTTGTAAGCGAGTATTTACCGGATGGCACTACAGCTAACCCTGATTATAACGCTACTTACGGTGGGGATCCTGATTTTCTTGAAGATAAATTTGTAAAATTTAGTTACAGACTAAAGTTTGATGACGGGGAATATTCTTTAATGGCTCCGTTTACACAAGCTGCTTATATACCTAAGCAAGATGGGTTTTTTCTTGCAGGCGATGAGGATAATACTTTCAGATCTACTGTAGTAAGCTTTATGGAAAATAAAGTTAATAATATTGCTTTAAGGGTTCCTATGCCTTACGTTATTAATGGTGCCGGGGAAAATCCAGAAGAAGCGAATTTGATGCAGTGTGATCAAATTTCTGAGTTAATGAAGGTCACTGAGGTTGAAATTTTATATAAAGAATCAGATGCATTAGCGGTACAAGTTTTAGATAGACTGCCTTTAAGTACAATAGAAACAGGGGGTGCGTCTAAGTTTTACGAATATGATTATCAAGCAAGAAAACCTTATAGAACTTTGCCTTCTGCGACTCTAGTAAGAGTGTTTGATAAAATACCCCCAAGAGCTAAAACTCAAGAAGTAATAAGTAATAGAATTGTTTACGGAAATTATGTAAACAAACTCACTCCTCCTGAGACATTAAATTATAATGTAGCTTTAAGTGATAAATACTCTTTATCAGATGATAACGTGTTAGAGGGCCGTACTTCTATTGTAGAATACCCTCAGCATACAGTCAAAAATAATCGTAATTATCAGGTAGCTATAATACTTTCAGATAGATATGGTAGATCTTCAACTCCAATATTATCTGAGGTTACTGATTCTGTTTCATCACAAGGTATAAACTACGGAGGGTCTACATTTTATGCGCCATACAGGTATTCGGCAGCTGGACCAGGTGTTAATGAATCCACGGTTTTAGACTGGCCAGGAGACTCTATAAAAGTATTATTCAATAATGTGATAACATCAACAAAAAATGATTTACTAAGTAATAGTACAGGCACAGGAACACCAGGCATTCATTCTTATGATACACGTACTAGTGAGCTAATGGTTCCAGGAGGTTGGTTTAGTTATAAAGTAGTGGTTAGGCAAGTGGAGCAAGAATACTATAACATTTATTTGCCTGGCATAATAAACGGATATCCTGGGCACACAGAGTATTTTGGAGATGAAGTAGGAGTTACGGCGTTTACAACGTTATATAGTGACAACATAAACAAGCTGCCTAGAGATTTATCTGAAGTTGGGCCAGAACAGAGACAATATAGAAGTAGTATACGGTTATACGGCAGAGTAACAAACGTTGATTTCTCCACAGCACCTTTTAATACTCAATATTATCCAGGAAGAGAGGCTCACGATCCCGATGCTATTGGAGTAGAGAGCGAGTTAGCAGGGGGTGGAAGTCAGGGTAATCACCCTAGTATATACCAAGCAGACACAAATCCTTATTTAGTTAGACTATCTACAGATAGCGCTATTGGTCAAGAAGACTCACAAAGTGGTAGTCTTGATTTTCCTGTTTTAGCTGTTTACGAAACGGAACCTGTAGTATCAAGAATAGATATATTTTGGGAAACATCAACCAGTGGCTGGTTAGGTAGGTTAAACGAGCTAATACTAACCTCTACGGAAGCGCCAATAGGTATTTCAGCTACAAACTTTTTATTAAAAGAGGATCAAGAGCAAGCCGGAGCAGGAACAGTTACAGGAGAAACAAATTCTCCTTACGTTACAGATTTATTTCAACCTATTAATCAAGCTCAGTTAGCGGTGGATGATGGTGTACTAACCGACTTTCAAGTAATAAGTGCTTCAGGAGTAAATAGAACGGCAGATTTT